AGTTGATGATGAAGAAGAGGTTCTCTTGCCTCTTGATTTGACGGGAGCATCTGACGAGGAAATCTTAAAGGTTTTCAAGGCTATGGGTGAAGAAGATGGAATCATTATCTCTCAAGATGATGACGAAATTTCACTTAAAGATAACGAAGCTGACGTTGAATATAAAATCCAAATGGAATCTGAAGAAGAAGTTGAAATGGAAGAAATGGATGAGGAAGTATCTGAAGAAGATATGGACGAAGTTGTTTACGAAATCGAAATGTCTGAAGAAGATGACATGGAAGATGAAGAGATGGAAGTTGAAGTTGATGAATGGAAAGAAGAAGCAACTGAAGAACATGGTGATATGAAAGGTGATGAATCAAAAACACATCCTGGTGATGAAGACTACACTACTAAAAAAGGTATGAAACTTAAAACACCAGCATTTGAGCAAGAAGATGAAGATATGGACGGTGAAGCAACTGAAGGTATGGTGAGAAGTCACGCTGCTGGACAGAAAGCATCATCTGACAAATCTAAAGGTTTACCAAAACCACATTCAGTACCTAACAAAGCACGTTTGGGTGAATCTGCACAAAAAGAAATTCAACAACTTAGAGAGAAGAATGAAGAGTACCGTAAGGCACTTAACATTTTCAAAGAGAAGTTGAACGAAGTTGCAGTATTCAATTCTAACTTGGCTTATGCTACACGTCTTTTCACAGAAAACACAACTACGAAGCAAGAGAAAATCAACATCCTTAGAAGATTCGATTCAGTAGAAACATTGAAAGAATCAAAAAGCTTGTATAAGACTTTGAAAGAAGAATTCGAAAGCAAGGAAGCTAATACAATTTCAGAATCAGTTTCTGAAAAAGTATCTAAGACTCCTGTTAAAGGTTCATCTGCAAATCTTATCGAGTCTAAAACGTATGAAAATCCTCAGTTCATGAGAATGAAGGATTTGATGACGAAAATAATTAAATAAACAAATTCCTTAAATAGTATTAAAAATGGGAGCATTATTAGAATCAGGTCTTGTAGGTAACATCGGTCTTAAGCACTTAAAAGTTATCAAAGAAGACACAATCAACAAATGGGACAAATTAGGTTTCTTAGATGGATTGAAAGGTCACTTAAAAGAAAACGTGGCTCAATTATATGAAAACCAAGCGTCTTATTTAATCAACGAAGCGGCAAACGCTTCTGACTCAGGTTCATTCGAAACTGTAGTCTTCCCTATCGTTAGAAGAGTATTCTCTAAATTATTGGCTAACGATATCGTATCAGTACAAGCTATGAACTTACCAATCGGTAAATTGTTCTACTTCGTACCTAAAATTCAAAACAGAGTAGATGTTGGTGGTGAACAACAACACTACCAACCTTACGGAGCACCAGGTAACTCTAACGCAGTTGATGCTGGTTACGGTGCAAACGATAAAGATTTGTATGACCGTTTCTACGAAGGGTCGACTCCAAATTCTGACCCAGCTGGATTGTTTGATTACTCAAAAGGTTCTTACAGTGCATTGACTGCGACTCTTCAACCACAAATTTGGTCTGGAGGTTCTATGGTTTCTGTAACTTTAGGTCAGGCATTGGGTATGGCTGAAAACGGTGTTGAAACTGCAGTAAACGAAGCTAACGTTAAATCGTTGATTTTCGCATTGTCAGGTTTCTCTTCAGCAGGTGCTGGTAAATTAATCGGTCCTGATGGTAACGAAATGGATACTGAAGACTTCTTGGCTTCATTGGAAACTTACGAAGGTTCAACTTACTACAACTTCAGAGTTGTAACTCAGAAGTATGGTAAAGGTATCGTAGCTTACGGTTCTGAAACTGCAACTTCTTTCCCTGCTAACGGTCCAGGTGGTTCTTACGATAACATCTGTGATGTTACAGGTATCATTTACTTAGAGTTAGACTTATCAACTCCAGCGGCTATCGGTTCAACTTCATTAGACGGTTACACTGGTACTACAGTTTCTTCAGGTGACACATTCACTGCAGGATGGAGAAGATACGAATCATTAGAATTCGAAGATAAAATCGGTGAGGTTTCTTTCGATTTGGAAGCAGTTACTGTTTCTGTAACAGAAAGAAAACTAAGAGCACAATGGTCTCCAGAATTGGCACAAGACGTTTCTGCATTCCACAACCTCGACGCTGAAGCTGAATTGACAGCTTTATTGTCTGAGCAAGTGGCAGCAGAGATTGACCGTGAAATCTTAAGAGACTTGAGAAAAGGTGCAGCATGGTCAT